AAGAACTGGAAGTGTTGGACGCCCGGCTTAATGAGCTTGATCCTTCTATAAAGTTAGCGAAGGACAGAGCGGACTTAGGTCAGCAACAACAAGATTTAGAAGCAATTCAAAACGCAGAGTTGTTTCCTGAGTTGGAAGGTGTTGAGACTACACTTGCAGGTATAGAAAGTGAATTAGCCGATCCAGATTCGCGCTCCGACACACCTGTATTGTTGTTAAGAAAACAATTTGAACAACTCCGCAAGCAAGAGGACGCCGCCGATCTCACGGCACTAGAGGAACGCCTTGCAACCGCAGAGCAAAGACAGGCGTTGCGTGGACTGCTTGACTTAGCACGAACTGAAGGTGGCATGCCTGCCTTAAGCCCAAGGCAAGTAAAGCGATATGTGCAAGACATACTCTCAGGTGGAGTATTAGTTAGACCAACACCTGTACTGGAAATAGAAAGTCTTGTTGGCGAGCCTATTAAGAAACGCATACCTCGCCGCAAGGGCCGGGTGGACCCAAGCAAACCGTTAACCAAAAGACAAGAGGCAGAACAACTTCATAGTTCTGTGCGAAACAGTTGGTTGTATGGAGACACTAGAACGCCAACACCCGTTGCTCTTGACTCAGAACAAGCTGGTTTGGACGCTGCCGAAAAGGTCATCTATCACACACTAGGCATTGGATCTCTAATGGAGATAGCCGATGGTCTAGAAAACAGTGGTGCCTACGACAAACCCGTTCCGGACAACTGGGTAGGGCCAAGCTTTGGACAGCTAGGCAAGGCTGAGTTTATCAACTTCAGAAAAAAGCTTGAAAAAGCTAAGTATGAAATAACAGCAGAGCACATCTTTGAGTTGCTCAAACTAAAAGGAATCCCTGCACCTTTTGGTAACCTTGCAAACTTTGAAAAGTCTCCGTTTTTTCGAGATCTTGTTTTTACTACTGTTGCAGACCCTGATACAGATCTGATAGCAGACGTAAAATGGAAAGACTTAGCTGAAGGCGAGAAGCAGGCTGTGCTTGCGCGGGTTCTTAACACACCCAGCCGGTTACGAGTTGACCAAGAAGGGGTGCTTACCTATACCGTTGGCAGGGTTGGGGATCCTGCGCTCAGAGATCAAGCCAAGCGCACCTTAGCAGGCTCAGTCGATGAGGTCGCTGTTCGCGTTGAAAGCGATTACAACGTCCGGATTGAAGGAAACTACGCAAGAATTGATGACGGCCAGCTAGGTCCATTTAAAAGTGAACAACAGAAACTAGAACAGGCTGAAGGGTTAGAGGAAGCTCGCCAAAGGATTGAAAGATTTAAAACGGCTGTAGAAAAACGTCTCAGGAAGATGAAAATAACAGCCATCCCTATGTTTACGGCCAATGTAGATGGGGTATACGCGCAGATTGAAGACGTGATTGCCAATGGTACGTTTGAGTACGAAACAGATCCTAATACTGGCCGAGTAAAACCTAAGTTAGATAGTAATGGCCGCGTAATCTATCGTCCGGGGTACGAAGACGGAGCCGTTGCATCACTGCGAAATCACGGCACTCGCATCATGTACAATATTTCCCAGATTGAAGCTAAGTACGGGAAAAATTGGGACACAAAGATGGACGAGATCGTCAGAGATCTTACCGTCCACGAGGGTGCGCACATTCACTTCCTCAGAGACTTGTTAACTGAGACAGAGCGAAAGTCTTTAGAAAAGTTTGGAAAGAAAGAAGGGTATGTGCCCGCGTCAGTTAGCCAAGAAGCGCACAATAAAAAGTTAACGTGGCGTCAGTATGTAAAAGAACTATACCCTGAACTTTCTGAAGCAGCCCTGACTGAGGAAACTTCAGTTCATATTCTAGAAGCGTTAGCATCAGGCAAGCTTGCGGCCAGCAAAACTGCTGGGATAATCGGAAAGATCAAACGCACCCAGCTAGGCATCTTTAGTGCAATATTCCAGAGTGCCGCAGAAGCAGACATAAACTCTGTAATGCAAGTCTTTGAAAGAACGCAGAATGTTGACTTAATGAAGTCAAGACAAAAAAGAAAAGCAGATCAAAAAGGTTTAGCTTCTCTGCGTTTGGTTGAAAGGGCTGACCCAGAAGACCTAAGAGCTTTACGAAAAGCTGTTAAAGAAAACAATCAACAACAGATAGACGAAATATCTGACCGGATACTGTTAAAGAGGCAAGAGTTCTCTGACGAACGGTCACCAATGCAACGTCTGCAAGAGTCCTTAATGACGGAGCTACGGGCGCGGCGACAGATTGAGGGCAACCCGTCTAATGTTATTGAACCCATATTAAATGCTAAAGCTATTGAGGCTGGCGAAATTGATATAGACAGCCTTAACGCTTATTTCCGATTCAGAGATGGCAGAGAGCCTCCGTTTGTAATGCCTACGGGAGAAGCTGACAAACGATCTTGGAGAATAAAATTCCAGAAGTCACTGTTTGCTCTGAGTGGTAAAACAGTAGATATGTTAGACAACACAAAGTCTGACGGTGGCTATGTGGACACGGGCACCTCAGCCGCAGAAGCTATCATAGAAAAGCTGGACGCACACAACGAGTATGTAAGCAAAAAAACAGGAAAGAAAGTACGGATAAAGACTGAAGAAGACTGGAAGGAGATGATGCAACAGAGTGGCAAGGAACGCTTTGTTACTCGCTTCTTCGATCAACGCATACCGATGTTGAAGTCGCAAATCAGAGAACGCAAGAGACGCGCAGAACTGGCAAGCGAACTTGGTGATTACGAAAGCGCATTGCAGATGTTGTCAGATCAGGTAGCTATATCGGCGTGGAGGTGGGCCGATAACGCTATGAACTTTGTGTCTATGATCGTAAGTCAGGGGCCATTGCAGTACAGCAACGGTGGTTTTGCTCTTAACAAAGAAGCTTACGGTAGAGAAGCAGCAGGCAGGGGCGACATACCAGTAAAAGCACTCAAAGATATTGAGGCACCCCTACTGCAAGTCGAACGAGGCCAAGAGATGGCTTCGCGCTACCTTAACGCGCTTCGTGTTCGAGACGTTAAAACAGAAGTTCACAAGGCTGAACTAGAGTTACAAGCGGCTGAGTTGGAATTTGAATTGCTTGGTGATCCGAATGCCGACAGAAGCAAGATTATAAAACAAAGAGCGATTGTTCAGGAGTGGCAAAGCCTGTACGAAAGAGCCAACCCTGTCGCAGGGTATGTAGAAGTTGACGGGGAAAGACGGCCTTATCGTTTGCTTCCAGAAAGAACAGTGGAGAACGAAAAGGGTGACACAATTATGGGTTACCCTGAAACAATAGAGTTTTTCCAAGAAGGCACAGACCAAGAGCATGAACTTGTGCGTGAGTTCGCAGAGGAGTGGGCTGACCTTAACGCTCACAATATTCAGTTTGCAGTTGATACTGGAATGCTTAGTCAGGATCGCGCTGACATCCTAAAGAACATGGCTTTTGTGCCGTTCTATCGGGATCAAGGCTATGACAACGACACGATGTTGTACAACCCTGACAACAGAACGGTGCAGGAATCAAACCGTGAAGCAGCTAACGACGACCCGGTTCTTCGCGGACAGATTCTTCTGAACAAAGCTATTCAGGGAAGCGTTGCTCCGATAAGCAAAGATTTGTTTGCAAACTTAAGAGCCAACGTCTCAGGCATTGTCCGCGATGGCATGCGCAATGTAGCAATGACCCGAACTATTCGAGACGAGCTTAGAAACGGAACAGCCATAGAAGTCATAAGGCCAAGCCTGCAAGAGTTGAATCGCCAGAAGTTTGTTAACGAGCAAATAACAAAACTTAGAAAGAAAGGAGCAAGGAGAACCGCTCAAGAAGAAACCTTGTTTAACGACTTGCAGTTAGAAAAGATGGGCTTAGACGAGGTTATTGCAGAAAAACAAAAAGCATTTAAGAAGCAAGAAAGAGAGTTGAACCTAGCAGGGTTCTCATCAATAGAGGTCATGGTGCAGGGCGTTCAACCAGAAGCAATTATGCAACTTGATGAGAACGGAAACCCTGTGCATCAAGGTAGGCCGATGACAGAGCAGGGTGAAACAAAAATCTACCGTGTTGTGGACCCGGCTCTTTCTCAGGCCATGATGGATATTGGTTTTAGTCCAATGCAAGCCATTGAAGATTTCTTTGGCAAGACTCTTGGTATAAGCCCTAAGATTTCTCACGGTCTAGCCAAGCTTCTGGTCGGATCCTCTAGGTTTCTTAGAGAGACTGTGACACGGTCGCCTCCCTTCATGTTAAAAAATATCATGAGGGATGCTATGCAGGCTTCTGTCATTTATGGCGGAAATCCGTTTGTGCTTGCCGGTAAAATTATTAAGAACACCGTTACGCCCGGATTGGTTGAACAGGCTGAGGCTCGTGGGCTAGGTATTGCCGTAGACCAAGCATTCGATGAAGCAGATGGGCGCACCTCTGTGCGGGCAAACTGGGACAGTCAAATACCAATTGTTGGTTCCGTGTGGAACACGCTTGGACGAATGGGCAAGCAGTCAGAAGTTGCTACTCGCATGGCTGTGTACGACATGGCTCTGGCAAAAACAGATGGCAACGCGGCAGAAGCGTTAACACAAGCTATAGAGATTATGAACTATGGTCGCCGTGGATCAAGCCGAATGTTTGCAACCATAGCTGCTATGTCTCCATTCCTAAATGGTCGGATGCAGGGCTTAAGCGTTCTTGTAAGAAACCACTTGGGATCACTAGACTCGCCCGGCATTATGATGGGCGAAGATGGTATGGCTTTAGACCCAAAGGTGGAGAGCAAGTTAAGACGACAACAGGCTTTGATGCGTGGCAGCTTGATCATGCTGGCAACCCTAGGGTACTACCTCATGATGAGGGACGACGAAGAGTACAAGAACGCTCGTGAAGACACGAAGAATGATTGGTGGCTTATTCCGTTAGGGCGAGACGAAGAAGGTAAGACGAGACTTGGTTTTAAAATACCAATACCGTTTGAGGTGGGTCTGATTTACAAGGTTATTCCTGAGCAAATGTTCAGGGCTATATCAGAAGAAGAACATGACTTTGTCGATGTAGGCAGCGAAGCGTTTAGGCAGTTAAAGAACACTTTGTTCATGGACATGCGTCCACAGCTAATACGTCCAATGCTTGACGCTATGAGTAACCGTGATGCATTCCAGCGTGACCAGATCGTGCCCTCGTGGATGGAGAACTCTGTCGCAGCAAGTGAACAGTACAATCCCTACACCAACATGATGGCGAGGCTGATTGGCGACAAGCTAGAGAACATACCTGTCTTGAATAAGATGAGTGCTCTTACATCTCCCATGAAACTAGAGTACATGATGCGTCAGTACACTGGAACTATTGGTGCTTATGGAATGGCTATGGCTGATCGCGTTGCGCGTGAGGTTATGGATGAAAACATCGCTGGAACCTCTGCTGACTTTGGCTTCTCGCAAGACACATTCGCACAGATGCCTATGCTTGGCGACCTCTTTTATAGCACAGTAAAGGGTGGCGGCTACCAAGAAGACTTCTACGAAACCATGGAGCAAATGGATCACTTGATTACGACCATGGGTCAAATTGAAGACAGTGAAGGCGGCGTAGCAGCGTTGCAGTATAAGGAAGAAAACATAGGCATGTTCCGTCACAAACGCCGCTTACAGTATTTCGACAGGCGCATGAAGCGTTACAGGGAACAAAGAGACAGAGTGTTTAACAGGCCAGACCTCAGCAAAGATGAGAAACGAAGGATGCTGCACAGAATGTTTGAGCAGCGTGACGACATGCTTTCAGACATGCTAAGGATCATGGCAGAAATAAGACGAGACCGAAGTGCAACTGAACGATTGTTTGGAGTTGAACCGTAATGGCTGTTAACGGGATTGTGTGGCACCTGCGCAGAGAGCTACAAAAAGGTGACGCGATATGGGGACGCCTATACAACGATGCTGATGGTGCAAGCTTTTGGACCATTGAGAACTCAGCCAAGCCGATCCCCGAAGGTCTGCACCCTTGCGTCAAAGACTACTACCACCGTGGCGATTACCCGACGTTTGAAATTATTGTAGAAGATCGGGATCGTTTGCTGTTTCATGCAGCCAACTATGCATCTGAGCTTGAGGGGTGCATAGCTCCCGGCAAGGACAGAGGTGAGACAGAAGATGGCAAGCTTGCTGTGTGGAACAGCAAGAAAGCATTCAACGAATTCTGGGATCTCGTACAAGACGAAGAGAAGTTTTTACTTATGATCGAAGACGCAACCGAGGATAGCAGCGATGAGTAGATTTTTGAGTGTGTTTAAGGACAACAACGATTGGAATGAAAAGACAATTGTTGGTGCAGTTTCTTTTGCAATGATGGTTGTCACTGCCGTCGTTGATGTAACAACCGGGGTGTGGGGAATGGAGCTTCAGGTTCAAGAGTTTATTTACAACAGCTTCCTGATCATAACCCTAGGGTGCTTCTCAATCAGCGGCGTTGAAAAGTGGGCACCTAAACGAGACGACTGATGCCTGCCCGGCTGAACGATAACACTGAACTTACAATGCCCTTGCGCAACCTCCTGTCTATTGTGGCAGGGGTTGCTATCGGTGTGTGGGCGTACTTCGGGATTGTCGAGCGACTCAATACAATTGAAACCTCTTTGTTAATGATGGAGAACGAGGTTGAGGCGAACTCTGACTTCAGGGTACGATGGCCCAGAGGAGAGCTAGGCTCTCTGCCTGCTGATGCTGAACAATTCATGTTACTAAACCACCTCGACACGCAACTTGAAAAGCTTATTGAAGAGGTGGAGTCGGGCAGTGCTCCATTTGATCAGCAACAGGAGCTTACCCTTGAGTGGTATGCGCAACGAATATCTGAGCTTGAGTCGCAAGTCGAAGAGATAAGGGCAAGACGGTAATGGCTAACGGTATATCCAAAGCAACATCCCTTCCTGCAATAAGCGTAGGCTTTGCTATCTCCATACTGGTTGCTACATGGGTGGCAGGCGGACGGTTCGAGGCCATGGAGCGAGCAGATGCACAGGCCATGGTAGAAATCGCTGATGTGGCAGATCGCCAGAGCAAGTACATCGGGACAACCGGCTTGTTGACTGAGCAGATCGACGAGCTTGCTGACAGGGTAACAGAACTTGAACAACAACTGGCACTGTTACGAGTTAGGCTTGAGCTTGGCGGTGACAACCAGTAATGGATTGTCCACGTTGTGGCGCAGAAAATCATGCAGACGAAACCTTCTGCAATTTTTGCGGTTGGAACTTTCAATCTGATTGGAGCATCTGCTCTACCTGCAACCGCACAGTAAAAAAAATAGACTGTGGTGGGTGCCCCAGTAAAAAGAAAGACTGTGTTCCTGCAAGAGATGTAGTTAAATGAAACACATAGTCGTTTGTTTTGGAGACACTCATTGCGGATCTACCGTAGGGCTCTGCCCACCCGAAGGGATACCCTTAGATGACGGCGGGATGTATATGCCGAACAGGGGTCAGGAGTGGTTGTGGAATAACTGGGAGGAAGCGTGGGCTAAGGTAAAGTCTGCCATGCGAAAGAACCGCAAGGCAAAGCTCCACCTTGTTATCAACGGAGACCTGACGGATGGCGACCACCACCGCACAACTCAGATCGCTACGGGCCACGAAGGTATCCATGTTCACTGCGCCATAGAAACACTGCGCGTACCGTTAGCACTCAAGCCGGACAGCATCCACATTCTCCGAGGCACACCTGCTCATGTAGGTAGGGCCGGGGGTATGGAAGAAGGAATTGCCAAGGCACTAAAGTCTCAAGGCTGGAAGGTGGTCGAGGATCCTGACACCGGAAACTCATCATCGTACCAAAGGTTGATCAAGGTTGGTGGCGTGAGCTTTGATGTAAAACACCACGGTAGGATGGGTCGGCGGGCTCACACAAAGGGTCCGTACATACGGTGGTACGCTCAGGACATCTTCTTCAATTACCTGATGGATGGAGAGGATGCTCCTGATCTGGCAATCCGTAGTCACTTCCACCAGTTCGCCGACAGTGGCAAGATCCACAAGATTAAGACACGGGCTGTCGCATTGCCTGCATGGCAGTTAGCTACGGAGTATGTCCACAGGGTGGCTGAATCACTGGCAGACGTAGGGCTCGTTTGGTTTGAGATCCATGATGATGATGACTATACTATGAGGACGTTATTGTTCAAGCCAGAACGACCTACAACGGTGGAGGTCTCATGAGTGTTACTGAGACAGAGCTACTACAACAAGTACAGACAGCACTCTTTGAAGCATCGGATCCGGAGGGTGCCATGTCGGTTGTTGAACTTAGCGAGGCTACGGATATGCCAGAGCCAGCAGTTCGACGCAGATTAAAGAAGTTGATTGCCCAAGGAGATGTCGAAGTAGTCAAGGTGCCCCGCACCAACATCGTTGGGACCGTCGCTCGACAGTACTGCTACCGGATGGTTACGCCAAAGGAGACCCATGAAAACGAGTAACATTCTTGTCGGCCTGCTCGCGCTCGTTGTTATTGTCCTTGGCCTCCGTCAAGTTGACTCAGGCCGGACCAATGCACTGCTCGCAGAGGAGAAGGTCAGGGTTCTGGAGGAAGAGCGAGCCCAACTCGAAGCCGAGTTCGAGGAGGCGGTCCAGAGTTATGAGTCCTTGAGGGACAGTTTGGACCAAGCCCACGATTCTCTGGCAAAAATCAGAGATGCGGCAAAAAACGACGCCCTCACAGCCTCTCTAAGCTACAACGAGAACCTTCAGACACTACGGGGTAGGCTGGAAGGACAAAGTGGGTTAGAGGCCCTGCTAGATACCTTAGAATTGAATCACGAAAAAGAGGTGTCTGCATACCAGACTCAGATCGCTACACTAGAGGCTGACAACGTTTTGCTCTGGCAAAGAGTAGAATCTCTGGACTCTATGTGGGTTCGGGAGCAAGAGGTGAACCAAGCACTTCGTCTTGAGGTCGCCGCACTGAACGAAGAGTCGGATGCTTGGAGGTCGGTTGCCAACAAGAACATCTTCAGGAGGATCGGAGGGGCCGTGCCCTACGTTCTGGCCGGAGTAGCTATTGGCTCGCTCGTCCAAAACTGACCGGAAGGAAAAGCAGTTTGGGTTGAAGGCTGAGTGGATCCGGACGCTGCCCTGCCATGCCTGCGGGAAAGACGGACCCAGTGACCCAGCCCACATGAAGTCGCGTGGTGCTGGCGGAACGAGCGACCACCTCGTGCCCCTCTGTCGAGACTGCCACATGGAGCAACACTCCAAGGGCATCAAGACGTTCTTCGAGAAGCACGGGGTGATCGACACGCTTGATCTAGCACAGCAATACCATCACAGGTGGACCTACCAAGACTACTGGCAGAACCGGAAGCGAGATCTGCTCTACTGATTCCTGAAGGTTCGATTCCAAAACGATCTGAGGTTATCGACCAGTCGGTCCCAGACTAACCTCACCCTGCTTGTCCCACGTCGGAAGTAATCCATCACCGGCTCTCCTTGGGTGTGTTGATACCAGACGTAAGTCTTATGAAAGCCCATTAGGATGATTCCGGCAAGCACTGCAACTGTGAGAGAGAGCAGGAATAGATCTAACAGAATTCTCCAGATCATTGCTACTTCTCCTCATTGTGTGGGTCTATAAAAATCAGTTCATCCTTCTTGCCAGTTGCCTTAGCAACCGCAGCCTCAGCCTTCTCACGCCAATCGCGCCACACCGTTACATCGTGATCACCAAGCGAGGCAATTACGACCTCAAGCAGGTCAGGTGCCGCACAGATCAATGCAACATTGGCGAGTTCCTGCGAAGTAGGTTTGAAACTATTAGCGTTGTTGCCACCAAACTCAGCGATTGTGTGCCCATCCCCGTTTTTAATAAGGTCGTGGTCTACTGTCCAAGGCCCAAGGCTAGGCTTCGTGCGTCTAGGCATCATTGTCCCCCATACCAATCCGCATCCCAAACCACTACCCACTTCCCGTCGGTCTGAGAACCTGCCACCAACTCCATCACTTCTCGCTTCGAGCCATCGGTTGTGACCCGGTACACCCTTGGCACAAAAAACCAGTCACCCTTATCCCGCTTGTACATCCGCTTCGCCGCTCGCACGGCGTCCCTCTTGTTGGTGTAAGCGTCTCGCTGGTGCCCATCCGTAGCATCCTCGTGACGAGACCATACAATGTAGAACTTCATGACATCTCCGTAGTAAAGGGGGCGGGGCCGGAGCCCCACCCCCGGTAAATGTTAGATCGTTGGTTCGATCATGCGAAGGCGAGCACCTAAACGACAGCACTCATTGTAAAAACCACTAGTCAGGTGGTCACTCACCTTGAGATGAGCACACTCATGGATGAGCAACTCATCGACCGCCTGCTGATTAGTGTACCGGAAGCGGGCAACATTCAACGTCACCGTAAGCCCGCCACAGCACCCAGCGTACTCAAGCCTCCGATCAGACTCTAGCACCAAGGAGGCAGAGGAGTCGGCAATGACAGAGATGAACTTCTCTGCATACTCCCTAAGCCTCTTGATCTTAGGATCAGACTCGTTAGCCAGTTTCGGCTTAAACCCATTTGGGCTTGTCTTCACCATGCCCGTGTCGAACTTCACACTCGACGGAGACCATGCTCCTGATCTCTTGATCGTGCCCCACGCCGCCTTCGAAAACTGTCTACCGTGGATCACGGCGTAGCCTGCATCGACAGCCCTCTTGTTCGACTCCGGAGTGTGAGGGTTGAAGATCACTGCGTCTCCAACCCGCTTGTCCAACACCTTGCGGACAGCTTCGTCATCCTCCATCCGCTCTAGGGCTGTGCCTATCCAACCGCCCTGTGCTTCCTCGTCAGTGATCTCGTCAGCAGTAATCTCTGCGACATAAGCCTCAAGCTGATTGAGGAAGCTTTGATTCACCGACGTGCGATCCATGGACAGAGGCACCTTCTGCATCACCTCGACATGGAAGGGCATCTCCACGGTGTCCACTGGGATCCCCATCTCGTACAGCGATGGCACCTCGCCATCCTTTGGACGGTAGACACGCACCTCAGTTTGACGGCGCGTCCTGCGGAACCCACCCTCTTCGCCACGAATCTCAGTAGGCAGGGTCACCGTGCGCTTTGCAAAAGCATCACGGCCCTCAAGCTCTACCCCGTTGATCGTGGTGCGGACACCCTGCGGCGGGATCAAAGAGGTCGCGACCTTTAGCGACTCTTCAATCTCGTCTCTGGTCATGTCCACCATCGCTGTCAGTATGCTACCTGCTTCAGTAGCCTTGGACGACCGACGCCGCCCCTTCTCACTGAACAGCACCGTGCCCGTCGTGCTCTGGATAGAAGCCTCTCTCGCAATAGAGAGCAGGAGCTTCTCACCCATGTTGAACCGACCACGCTTACTAGGATCGTCGAGCTTGTAGCTCTCCTTGTACAGCGTGTAGGCATCTGCTAGATCACGGAACCCGTCAGGCGAGTCGTCAGTAACAACGAGCTTTGCCAGACGTTTGTTAGGGACTGGCTCCAGCGTGAGTGTGACAACACCCACGTTCTCGTCCCACGCATTTTGAATCGGTTCGAGGACAAGGCGTTCAACGCCATGTCTCCTAGCGATTCCCGAAAGACCCTTACGGTCTACGGTAAACCAAGCGGGCGTACCCATAATGTTCTCCCAAACAAAATGAATGATAGTTAAACATCGTACACCAATCGTAATATGATCATGTCACCCTGTCAAGGGGGTGAGGTTTTAGCCCCACCCCCCAGTCGGTTACCTAAGTACGCGCAACCCGCTCAAACCAATGAGACGGTCCGGTACTGCGTTCGAGACGGTACGGCCAAGGCTTGCGCAGAGGCCAAGGGGTCTTCGACACAAAACTGCCGCTAGGGTACATCTGAAAATACTCGTCAAAGTTCTTCCCGTTTTCCGGCGAGATGACGTTGTCCATCTTCTCAAGGGTGAGATATCCCTTCCGCGTCAAACCATAGCCGCCGAACCTCGAAGCGACCTCAAAAATTAAATCCTTCTTGAGCAGCGCATTGATGGTACGCGGCAACGCCGTGTACTCCATCGCATTCGTGCCATGGTAGGCGTTTTCAATTTCACGCAACGCCTTATGCTGAACAGTGCTGACCTTAATTCCCATCTCTTTGACTCCTTAGTGAACGTCGAGTCACTCAGGTGCAGGTGCATCCTCAGAGTGCTCGTACTTGGCTATGTGATCGCGAATCGTGTTGCCCAAGTCAGTCATGTCAGTCTTGAAGGGCAAACCCGGCGCGTCTTGCAAGTAGGGAGACAGGACTACAATCTGGTAGCGAACGCTTTCCAGTAACTTCTTTGTCGCCTCGTCCATCTTATCCTCACTTTGAATGCGCTCTGTTGCAGGCCAGAGCGTGAGCCTGGTCTATCGTATAGTCGTATGGTTGTCGAGTCAAGGGGGTTAGAAATCCCACCTGCCATCATCAACCTCTTCGGTAATGAAATCAGTCCACCTTCCAGTAGCTTTGTCGAACTCCAACTGGCAGTGTCCATTCTTGCCGATCCAGCCCCACCGCACCTTCCAGACATGACACTCCGGTGGCTCTAGGTCTTGGGGGTGTCGCCATGCAGTGATGCCTAGGTCAGCCTTAGCGAACCACGCCGCTGACCCTGCAATGTCGTGCCCAGTGATCAGCACTTTCTTCTCTGACCTACGGTCAGGTGAGACCTTGGTAGGGTGAGCTATGAAAAAGACGTGCACATCATGAGACTTAGCCCACTTCTGTATCTGCGTCAGCATCTTGCTAATCGCATCTGTTTCGCGGTCACTCTTTGGTAGCTCAATAAAATTGTAAGGATCAATCACCAAGAGCCTGCAACCAAGCTGCATCACTGCGGCTGAGGCCGTATCTAAGATCCCCTCTATGGTCGTTGGTCCATCTAGTGAGTGGTCCATAAACAAGAAGTGATCGTCAATGTACTCGTATGCGTAGTCCTTTTTGGAGCACTCCATCCTAGTAGAAGGGCCTTCAAAGAATGGCTGGTTCATTAGCTTCTGCGCTAACTGCGCCATGTGCAGGGCGGGTGGCTTCTCGAATGAACAGTAGACTGTCTTGAGACCTTCCTGCCTAGCCAGATTCAAACAGATCTGGTCAATCAAATCACTCTTACCTGACGACGGGAAGCCGGTTACTACAGTCATCATGCCCGGCACGATCTGGATAAGCTGATCCAAGGATCTCAAACCAGTAGAGCTACCACTAATCTGTCCCTCTTCGTACAGAATATCGTATTCTTTTTTAAAGTCCCTAGCTCTATGCAATCCCACGGTCGGAAACGGATCACACACCTCCAGTTGTCCAAGCAAGTAAGAGGCTCCCTTTAGTTGTAACGCCTCTGAGGTGTCCTTGCATTCCCCTAGGTCTAGAGTCCAGAGCCTGCTCGTGCCGACACGTCTCTTGATCTCTTCCTCTAACGCACCGCCAGCCTCATCATTGTCAAAGCAAAGAATAATTCTCTTAGCACTTTCGAGTTGATCTTTAGCTCGCCAGACATACTGAAACTTCTTGTCTTCACGGGGGTCAACCTTGCCATCTTTAACCTTCGAGGGTGCCCCATTAGGGATGCTCATCACCGTCAGGTTATCTGGGAGATCGCACGACATCCACGACAGGGCGTCCATCTCACCCTCAACCAGCAGTATGTCGTTACCCTTCTTGTAGTTATGAAGATTGTAGAAGTCTTCGCAAACATTCTGTTGGCTGTAGTACTTGTTAGCACCTGCGCTCCGCCACTTAATGGCAGTAACCCCATGGCTGTCTTTGTACACAAAGCCTACCGCAGGCACAGCTTTCCCATTGAATGTGTAGGTGCCCTGAATCGTGTGCTCATCCATGACACCTTCTGAAATCTTGCGACTTAGTAGGTAGTCCTTTGCTATCTCGTTAGGCTCAGACTGCTTCGGTAGCGTAATGGTTTTTCGTTCTCGCATCTGCGGACTGAACCCGTTTGTTTTGTGCATCCACCCTCCACTGGTGTCACAGTGATGACAGTGGTATCTGACACCGTCAGAATCCACCTTAATTGATAGCGATTTGTCGTGCTTGTTCTTAGACCTAGTGTGGTGGCAGGCCGGACATTTCCGTTTGTGTTGCCCAATAGACAACCTCTCCCCTAGAAGTTGGATGTCACTAGGAACGTCTGCTTTTAACATGCCCTGCCTTTTAAACTAGTTTACTAAGAGTACTTATAATCTCATCTTGTTTTTCTACTGGTCCTACTAGTAAAACAGTTCTAGGGTTTTCTTTATCTAGACCATGCAAAACATATTTCATTTTGATTGATCTATCATTCTTGTAGATCTTGTCTTGAAGCAGATCTAGTATCAGGCTTTCATCAAGATCTGGTCTCCTAGTGCAATAGTAAATTTTCATAGCAATAGCGAGATCACCCTCTAACAAATCCTCTAGCACTGGGCACTGCAAATCGACAGCCTTCTTGTACAGAAGAGCCTTCTTCGATTTAATAAACCGGGGCTTGCCACCAATCGAAACCAAGCGTCTTGAGTTTGCTTTCGAGGCTGGTTCTCCCTTGATCGTGAGAGCGATGATATCTCTGTCGCACCCCTTGCGCAATACTTGTTGGGTCATTACCATCCTTTCGTCTGTCGGGACGAGGACAATAGCAGCACAAAATCTTTATGGCAAGAAAAGGAGTTTTGCGTGAGTGAAACGGCCACACGCTTCAGGGTTTACGAGGATGCGGGACCGCCTCCAAGAAAGTCTGGACCACCAGTTAAGTGGGGCTACCTGCCGATGCATGAGATCGCTGTTAACGACATGATTGAGTTGACGATGACCGACGAAGAGGTTCGGGAGAAGATCAACGCAATCAGAAGTTATGCAGGTAGGATGACCAGAAAGACCGGAAAAAAATTTTCTATCAGAGTTACTGACTACGGCATTGGGATCTGGAGAACCAAATGACAGAAGCAACAAAGGATGGAGTGAGCATCCTGAAGGGGGTTCCAATACCTCACAGGACAGAGAGACGCACCTATCCCTTCGACAAGTTAGGGGTGGACGATTGCTTCATGATAGAGTGTGAGGACATGAAGCATGAGCGCAGTGTTCGTTCTTCGGCTACACGATGGAATGACAACGATGAGGGACGCAGGTATATCGTCAGGCGCATGCCTGAGACTGATAGAACGGTTGGGGTGTGGAGAGTTTCTTGAAGCTCACTAACCGTTACGGCGCACCAGACTCTATCGTAGACGCTATCCGGAATGACCCATACACAAAGGATGGGGCAGATTTCAGCGTGACAGAGTTAATCAAACCGCCACAAATACGCCGGTTGTGGCACCTGCATGAAGACGACATCAGTGTTGATGTCAGAGAAGAGATTTGGAAACTGCTTGGCAAGGGCGTTCACAATGTTATTGAACAAGCTGACAGTGAGGGCACCAAAGAACGTAGGTTCCATGCAGAGCATGACGGGTCCACGATCAGTGGTGCCATTGATCTGTTAGGTGACGACGGATCTATCACGGATTACAAAGTCACCTCAGCCTATAGTGTGCAACGTGGGTTGAAGGAGGATTGGGAAAAGCAGTTGAACATGTATGCGTGGCTGGTCCGGCAGAACGGGATCACGGCTACCAAGCTGACCATCGTGTGCATATGCAGGGATTGGATGCGTTCGAGGGTGGGGAAGTACGACTACCCAGAATCTCCTGTCGTGGTAATGTCTGTGCCTATGTGGAGAGACGAGCGGCAGGATGATTACATAGCCCAACGGGTAAAGTTGCACACCCAAGAGCGCACCATTCCCTGTACACCTGAAGAGCGATGGGCTCGTGGTGCCTACCAAGTCAACGGTAGTGGCAAGCCACGCTCATTCGACACCATGAGAGAGGCGACAGACTACATCAACAAACAGAAGACGGGCAACTTCTCCATCGTAGATGGACAGGCGAAGTACATCCGTTGTGAGAGTTGGTGTGAGGTTGCAGACTTTTGTCCGCAGTGGAAAGGAGAGAGGAGATGAGTCAAGAAGACATTATGCAATTTGGTTTTTTGCGAGGACTTCATGGGCGGCTTGAGAATACTGTCGGAGACATAAGCTTGCCCGATGGACCGGATGATGGCGATTTGACCGAGATGGAACTCTACGGTTTCTTGTTGGCCGACATAGCTGTCAGCTTGCGAAAGCTTTCTGGAAGGCCGTTGGAAGAGAACCCTTATAACCAAGAATGGAAGCCAGTCGAAGGAGAGAACGAAGATGCCAGCTAAGACTTTATCAGCCGGTAGTATCTGGAAGACATTGAGTTCGATTAATGTCAACGAGTTCACAGAAGAGAAGGGGGGCTTGACCTACCTAAGTTGGAGTCATGCTTACCGTCTCATGATGGAGAACTATCCAGAGATGTCGATCAAGTGGCACGGCACGACTGACTCGCAGGGTGTGACGAGGGATGTCACTTACTACGAGGGCGGTACGGCTACGGTATCATGCACTGTTCGCATCGGGGATGTCTCCCGTGAGATGTGGTTGCCTGTGATGGACTACCGCATGAAGAGCATTGCTCATCCCTCAAGCAGGGATATATCTGACGCGAAGATGCGTTGCATGGTCAAGGCGTTCAGCCTGTTTGGCCTAGCGAACTACCTCTATTCCGGTGATGGCCTGCCGATGGAAGAGGCGAACGGCGTTACCAAGGCACCGGCAAAGAAGCCGATCAAGGCTAAGGCCAAGGCTCAGAAGAAGGCTGATCCTGTTGAGGAACAGGTGCAAGCACTCAGAGATCTGGCGAACCAAGTAGTTCAGGGCGGGTGGGATCCCGATCCGGCAACCGCATCAGAGATCAAGGCGGCTATCGCTGGACGTGACCAGAAGGAGATAGCCAAGGTCATGATCAACCTGCAAAAACTTTCTAAAGCGGCACTTCAAATCAACAACGACACAGTTCAAGGGGAACTGATTGATGCCTGATTACAAGAACCAACCGAAGCTAGACTTCGCGATCTTCAGTAACAAGTTCCGGCAGAGTGACCGGCACCCATCAAAGACAGGGACCATTGAGTTCACGGAAGAGTTCCTCCGTGCGATGGTGAACAAGGCGAAGGAAGGCGCGATGCCCAAGCTGAAGGTGGCTGTCTGGGATCGCACGTCTAAGGGCGGGATGCCTTATGAGAACGCTCGCCTAGAGATTGACCTAGCCAGCACTGGATCTGGTCCAGTCAAGGTCGAGGCTGAACCGGCGGCTGACGCAGAGGGTGATGGCCTCCCCTTCTGAGGAGAAAGTTAAATTTCTCCTGAGAGTAGAGGCGGGCACCCTTGAGACTTTGCGAAGCACTGCGAGTGTCAGGGGTGTCAGCCTGTCTCAGCTACTGCGAGACATACTGAATGACTACGTCCGGACAATGGATCTTTCGGACGTAGAGCACAAAGTAGATCCGTACAGTGTCCCTAAAAAGAAAGAGGAAAAGAATTGGTGGGAATAGAGGACAACAACGGTGATGCGATATCTTGCATTGTCTTAATGATTGATAGTTTAGCCAGTGAGAACAGGGCTGACGTAACTGTCCAGACCTATCACAACGATGACTGTGAGATCTTTCGCATGATGCAGGATGAGTCTGTTAGCAACGAGTCAATCAATGAGCACGAGCCTACTTCGAGTGAGGCTCGCAACCATCTGTACTCATGCAATTGCGATGCAACGATAGAGACTACGTTTGAGCGCGATGACGGTGAGACACTAATGGTTCAGTTCGTGCTGAGTGATGTGAAAGAAAAGCATCCTTGGTTGGACGACCCAGAGCAGACTAGGGATATGATTGAGTTAGCCTCAGACGACAAGCTTGCGCCTCTGATTGAAGCGATGAAGCCGTTGTTCAAGAAGCGGATGGGCAGGAGAGTTCCTATGGGTATCGGTGGGTTCAACCTAAAGAGTGACACGGTACATTGATTGCCCTGCTCGTGATCCTAGCACTTTGCTTTTGTATCCATAAGATGGCAAAAGCAATAGACGACGAAACAAAAAAGAGAGAGGAAGGAAATGGGTGAAGAAAAAAAGAGCAAAGCCTATGGTGATTTTGTTGATGTACTATCGGTTCTAGATGGTTGGACGCCAGAAAAACCTGTGCTGATAAAGTTTGAAGATGGTGCGGCTGACGCGCTTAGGGTTTTTTCTATAGAAATAAATGATGAGCAAGCTGTTTCAGTCGCCGCTAATCTTGCGAGTACCTTTACATTATTTGATACAGCATCTAAGGGTGGAGATCTAAACAACCCAGACGCAGTCACAGAAAAAACTGCGCTCAATGCTATTTCAATAACAAAATGGCACTTAGAGCACGAGCCAGAATCTCTTTCGAAGTTAGTGGCTGGTGATACTGAGTTGTTAGCGTCTCATCTTTCGCATGACAGTTTTGAGAGTGCTTTCTTGGGTGCGTTGGGGCAGACTATGGCTCGACACGTCGCTCTTATCGGGCAAGTACGCGACGTAAAGGCTCAGGGTCTTACCAAGTATCGTCAAGAAAGTATCAAGCTTCTTGATGAGCTTGCGGAGAGAGACATCTTCACCCTTACAGAGCCAGACAAAATACCTGCGTCCTTCATCGAAAAGACAGATTGGACAAGGCTGCGGCAGATACGGGATGCGCTTGACAAGTTAAACGACAGCATAGAATTGCAACTACGCTCTAACGCAGGCTAGTGATCAAGGTGAAGGAAAGCACTAGGAAATTTTTAGATGATCTGGACAGGTTGTGCGCGTATGCAGGCGGGCCACCTTCGCCACCGACAGGGCCAGAGGTAGGGAATTACGCAGAGGAAGACGGCAAGTGGAGGCGGTATCTGGGGTGGAGGTATTCGGAGCGGGGCGAGAAGTGTTGGAGCTACCTTGAGACCATGGCCCTTGATGCCTTGAGGCGTGGACACAAGCACTTCTCTGTGCGTGATGCCGTTGCTAGGTACAGGACAAATGAGGGAGAGGGAATCACCAACTGCTTTACTCCATGGTTGGCTGACGAATTGGTTGAAACTTATCCCGCTTTGCTTGATATTATATCACGGAAGCGAAGGACGAAAACAAAAGATGACGATTGACAGAGGGGCCTATGCCGGTGGTGCCTCCCTACCACGGCGAGCCTTAAATAACCACAGAATGAACTACGTTTTCACGAACGTGGGGTGCCCTCTGTTTCCTTCTTTGATCTCCTGTTTTGGGATGACAGAAATGACAGAATTGTTTTTGTCATTTTCGTCATGCGTTTTCCGGACATGAGCAAGTTTAGTAAGCTCACGCTACTTGGGGCCTGCGTAGCTGTCGGGGTTCGGTACGCTGTGAAGTACGGATGGCTGTGCGGATACACGCACTGGCAGGTGGAGCGCAGTAGGATGAGACGCGAAGATCTGCTCGAAAGGCTACGAGAGAGAGGCTATTGACCGGCGAGTGTACTCACTCATAGGTTAATTAAAACGCCGTGTTTCCCCTCCTTTGCGCGGCTCCCCCTAGGCTACGGTTTGGTATTCCTCTCCCCCGTACCCTAGGGGGTTTTTAGTTTACAGACTAATAAGCTTGAGGATTAGCTTGCGGATCCAGTTAATCTCGCCGCAGTTAGAATGGAGCATGGGTCCGGCCACGTTGTCGGGATTGTCCCACGCCTCTAGCATGGCCCGACACTCCTGACGCTGACACCCATAAAGCTTGAGTGCCCCTGAGTGTACGATCTCAGTGGGCTTGTGCCCCCTCACCACTGCGATGAGGAGGCCACGCCTCAGCAACCGTCTTGCACCTCTTGTTCTCACAATTCTTTATCTTCCCAATTCAAAACGACAGCCTGTATCGCTCTCCTGCAATGCGTACAGGTCACCTCTCGAATGTCGGTCGTCCTGTGATTGGAGTATAGGTTGATTGCCCGATTCAATTCCTTTATGCTGACGTTCGGCTCCTCTAGCCATCTTGAAGCAACTAGAGCAGACCAGTCTTCTTTGCACTTGCCGATAAACGATGACCCTCTTGAAGCGTAGTGCTTGGGGTAACTCATAGTCCTTCCCTCGCATCATCACGAACATCGTCCAGCTTGAGGTACAAGCTGTTCTCAATGTCCGCAAGCATCCGCTCTGACTCTTCTGTCAGTTGGGCGATTAGAATCTGAGAGCGATCACCTCCCTGTTTAGCAGAGGTCAGCATCATCTCTCGTGTCCGGGCATAGACCTTAACCTTACTTATGAAGGTGTTGATCCACGTCTGGTGCTCGTGCCTAATGATCATGTCTCAATCTCGGTTACCCAGTTCTCCAGTATCGTGATCTGGTTTTGGATATGTTCAAGGTCTTCGGTGCTAGGGGCTTCGTCTAAGGCACAAGCAATAGATATGCTTGCTTCTGCTAAGGCTTCTCGAACTTTTGTTGGAAGCAAATTGTCCATTGGGTATTTCCTTCGCTCTGAATTAAACATGGCTTAAATCTATATCACCACATCAACATGTCAAGGGTTGATATCTTGCACGGGACCACCGCCCTGTTTAACATGGGTGTGAACCTACAGCCGGAGACACTATGACGAGGGGCACTACCCTAACACCAAAGCAGGCCGCGTTCTGTGCGTTTGTAGCACGAGGGGACACCCAGACGGAGGCGTATATCAAAGCCTATGATGTGCAGGGTGGAAGCAGACGAAGCGCATCCAACGAAGCGACCAAGCTCTGTCGGATGGACAAGATCAAGACACGAATCCAAGAGCTTAAAGACGACAGCGCAGTAGCTAAACGAGAACAGAAGAAACTCTCGAAAGCATGGATCATACAAAGCCTTCAGGCCGAAGCAAGCAACACCGACAACGCTCCAAGTGTGAGAGTCAGGGCACTCGAAATCTTAGCCAAGACTGAGAAGCTGTTCGACGATAGCACGTCAGTGAATATCGTACATAGGAATAGCGAGGAGATCTTCCGTGAACTACAAGAAGCTCTCAGTGGTCTGGACCTAGAGATGAACTGATATACCCTGTAGATGGTAGGCAGAGAACAAGCGCAGGGGCTCTTTCGCACGGGTTTTTTCGGCAAAACAGGGTCAAAGTTTCGCAACTCACCAAAAATTCAGGGCTTGACAGGGAAGTAAAACTAGTTTACTAGTAGAAAGAACTGTTTAAGTAGATAAACTGGTAGAAATACCTAGTAGAAAAGAGATAGTTAGTTTAAATAGATTACCTTTTATACTAGGGGAGTGGTCCGACGCCCGTACCTCGGCTGATTAAGGCTGACGCCCGTACCTCGGATCATTATAAGAGAGGTGTCATGGCTAGGTGGGCTGATATCTGAGTCCAGTGGCCCCCTTAGCATGACTTAAACGACCATGGACAACCTTCGCTCTGACGTTGGTGGCCTCTCACGTCCGTACCTCTGACGCCCGTACCTCTCACGCCCGTACCTCAGTCATATATATAGTGTGTGCGTGATACCTGTTGACACATGTTGACTGACATGTTATACTATTGTCATGTTCAATTCAACACGGGAGTAACGATGGACTTTGTTATGAGCGGAGACGCGAGCGTCACTGACCTCACTCTACACGTCTTCCTACAGAAGACCGACCCACCAGCCATACCCGTAACCCCGGCAGAAGCTGCGACGGATGAGTCTTCATTCTGGGATGCGTGGAGCACTACTGTAGATGGCCAGCCATTAGAGGACTTGGCAACAGACGCCTTACTGGAGGCCAAGAAAGCTGTTGACTCCAATGGTCTCAAGCTTGCTGGTTACGAGAAAATCAAATCCGCACTCAAGTACCTCATAGAGGACACGGACCTGCTTGAAGGTGAGATGCTGGAGGACGTGAACAACACAATGCCAGACTCCACTATTGAAGGACACTGGACGCACGACGGGGTCCGGCTGGAGTTATCGGGTCACTGGGAGTTGGAGTACTGCCACTACTCATAGCTGGGACGCTCCCGCCCAGCGGGGTCGGCCCCTCACGGGGTCGGCCCTACCCAGGTTTGACATCATCACACACTGACACTACTTTACATCATCATTCATTATTCACGGGAGCGAGCATGAAACTTCTAGGCTTTGGTGACTCATCACCTAAGACAACGGGAGCGGATGAGCACGGAATAGAATCCGCGATCATGTACTTGGCACCAGCTAATGAGTCAGGCAATCAGGTTTGCGCCTCATCCACGGCAGGCTGTAGGGAAGTCTGCTTATATGGTCAGGGCCGGGGTCGGATGACCACGGTACAGAAAGCCCGCATCAGAAAGACCCGCATGTTTTTCGATAAGCGTGACCAGTTTTTAGATTGGCTAGTCAATGACATCGGATCCGTAGAGCGTCGGGCACTTAAGAAATCTTTTCAGCCCGTGGTTAGGCTCAACGGGACTAGCGACATCCGTTGGGAACGGCACGGTATCATCCAACAGTTTCCCAACGTCCAGTTCTACGACTACACGAAGCATAAGAACCGGCGCGGGATCCCGGAGAACTATCACCTTACGTTCTCCTACTCAGAAGAGACCACACTAGACGACGTGGATACCGCACTTAACCACGGCATGAATATCGCGGCAGTCTTTCGGCACGAACTACCCGACACTTGGCACGGCTTGCCCGTGATCGACGGCACCCTAACGGACTGGCGGTTCCGCGATCCCAGCCCATGCATAGTCGGGCTCAAAGCTAAGGGCTCGGCCAAGTACGACACGTCGGGCTTCGTCCTAGACATCTAACTCCTAGGGGGTCGGGCATGACGCTCGGCCCCCGCTACCACTGCCATCATGAAAGAAGACATCCAGCAATTCATCTACCTTATTCTGATTCTGATTTTCTTTTTACTTGGGTTCGGAATCCTCTAGCGTCCGTACCTCACGTCCGTACCTCACGCGCCCGTACCTCACCATATATAGGTATGTGCGTG